CGGATTCGGTTTCGACATAAACGCGGCTAAGGAGTTGCATTCTTCCTTACTACATGAAAAGGATCAACTTAAGAAGAGATTGCAGGGCCAATTCCCTTCCCAGATTATTCCAATGAAAACTCCGGCGTATTATGAAGACCCAATAACTAAGAAGCGGTATACCCGCAAGAGTGATGCGCCCATGAACATCCGTAAGGCCCTGCTGAACGGAGAGTTAAGGGTCAAGGAGGTTCCATTTAATCCGGGGTCTCGTATGCAGATCGCTGACGGCCTTATCAAGAAACACGGATGGAATCCGACTGAATTTACTGGGGAGGGGCGGGCTAGAGTCGATGAGTCCATCCTTAGGGAACTTGAATATCCCGAAGCAACCGATTTGATCCTATATCTGACAATTGCTAAGCGTCTAGGACAGATTGCAGACGGTAGAGAGTCGTGGCTAAAGGTAGAGAAGGACGGCAGAATCTATGGCCGTGTAAATCCCTGCGGTGCGGTTACTTCTAGGTGTACCCATAGCCGCCCCAACATGGCCCAAGTTCCTCGCGTTGGCGCTCCGTGGGGCAAGGAATGTCGGAGCCTGTTTGTGGCTCCAGAGGGCTGCGTCCTCGTTGGGGTGGATGCTAGTGGGCTGGAACTTCGCTGCCTTGCGCACTACACCTACTCCCTTGATGGCGGACACTACGCCAAGGAGATACTGCACGGCGACATCCACACCTCCAATCAGAGGGCTGCCGGTCTCCCAGATCGAGACTCCGCCAAGACCTTCATCTACGCCCTTTGCTATGGTGCTGGAGACGCTAAGATTGGCTCCATCGTCGGTGGAGGCGTGGATGAGGGCCGAAAAATCAAGCGAGAATTTTTCAGAAAAATATCTTCTCTGAAGAGAATACAAGATGGTGTCAAGAATAGACTAAAGCAGCAGGACCACCTTGTTGGGATTGATGGTCGCAAATTAAAAATAAGATCGCCGCATAGCGCGTTGAATACTCTGCTACAATCCGCTGGAGCAATAGCCATGAAAGAGGCTACTTGCCTGATTCATAGAGCGTTCAAGGCGGAGGGTTGGACAGAAGCAGATGTGATGCAGGTTGGTCACATCCACGATGAGGTCCAATTCCAAGCGAGAGAAGAGATTGCAGATCATGTCGGACGGATTTCAGTACAGGCCATACGAGACGCTGGAGAGTCTCTCGGATTCCGTTGCCCACTCGACGGAGAGTATCGAATCGGGCATAACTGGGCTGAAACCCACTGACGCTGCTTGGGTAGCGGGCCTTCTCGATGGGGAGGCCTGCTTCTCATTCAATAAAACTCCCACAATAGCCGTCGAATCTACATCCCCCTCAGTGATCGAGGAGATGTATAGGATATTCGGTGGGAGGTGTTCTGCTGTTACTCGCAGGACATCCAGCGGTCGCCCCGTGTTTAGATGGCGCATATATGGACAGGACGCCATCCGGGTGTGTAGGATGACTCACGAATACCTTAAGGATAAAAAGGAGCAGGCTGCCCTGCTTTCTTGTATGTGCCTATACCCACCAAAATCCTCCATGAGGAAGTCGATTCAGCGGAGGCTGGGCGCTTTAAAGAGGGTGATATGAAGATGGATTTAAAATTCGTGCAGTCGGAAGACATGCTTAAAGAGTTGCAGACGAGGTTTGATGAGATGATTTTTCTAGGTGCTGCCCAGCGAACGAGGCAGACTGAGGATTTAACAATATCATTCTCTGGCTCTTACCACGCCTGCGTTGGGTTAGTGGAACTAGGAAGGCTCGCTATACAGTCTGGAGGCTCGACCGATGAGGACTATACTGATTGATGGGGACATCGTCCTCTACGCGGTCACAACCGCCTGCGAGACTCCCATTCACTGGGGGGATGATTTCTGGACCCTGCACTCTGATTTCAAGGAGGCTACCCAGCGATTCGATTGCTGGATTTCTGATGTCTCCTCCAGACTGAATGCTGACAAAGTAGTAGTCGCTATGTCTGGAAGTGAGAATTGGAGGAAGGATGTACTCCCCACATATAAGAGCAATAGGAAGGGCAAGCGAAAGCCTCTCGTATTCCACGAACTTAAGCAGTACTGTAGGGATGTATACAGGACATTTGAGAAGGATAACCTAGAGGCTGACGATATTCTAGGCCTTCTATGTGGAAGCCCCGGTCTAGGCAGGATCAGGGGCGAGAAGATCGTGATCACTATTGACAAGGATTTGAAGACGGTCCCCGGCCTGCATTACAACCCCGGACACCCTGAACACGGGGTCATTGAGGTGTCTGAGGATGAAGCCGACTACAACCACCTGTTTCAGGCCCTCACAGGGGACGCTGTGGATGGGTATTCAGGATGCCCCGGAATCGGCCCTGCGAGGGCCAAGCGGGTGCTTGAATCCCCCTGCTGGGGGTCTGTTGTGGAGGCCTATGAGGTCGCCGGACTAGATGAAAATGATGCTTTAATCCAAGCGAGAGTCGCTAGGATACTTCGATGGGGCGAATACAACCTCAAAAAGGGTGAAGTTCGCCTGTGGAACCCTTAATAGGATGACTATACGGAATGACGAACAAAGAAAGACCGTTTCCCCAGATCCCAGAAGACCTTCTCATGGAGTTAAATGACAGGTGGCCTGAGGTTTGTGCGGATTTAGGGTGGGACGAGAACACTGTCTGGTATGTTTCCGGGCAGCGGTCTATTATTAGATTCTTAAATCAGATATTTAAGGAACAGCGGGAAATTTCCCTCGGTGGAAAGTAAGGAGCAGTATCTATGTGTTTATTCGGCGGCGCACCAGCACCCCCACCAGTCATGCCACCCCCTGCCCCCGTTTCCGCCCCTCCGGCTCCACAGGCCGTGGTAGCCACGGCTCCGCCCATCATGCAGCAGCCTACCCCAGAGAAGAACCCTCAAAGGCGTGCTAAGACCTATGCCAACCGCCGGAGGGCCGCTGCTGGGGCTGTGTCAGGGAAGAAGCGATTCACTATTCCGCTGAATACCGGCGGTGGCGGCGGCGGGACTAACTACTGATGGCTAATACTGGGACAATCGCTGCGCTTTATTCTGCGTGTGAGACGCAGCGGTCATCATATCTGGAGAGAGCCAGAGATTCTGCTAGGCTAACCCTCCCGACAGTGATGCCGGATTCTGGTAAGTCCAGCGCACAGCGGTTTGCCACTCCCTACCAATCTATAGGGGCTAGAGGTGTCAATAATCTAGCCTCAGCCTTACTTCTAAGTCTCTTACCTCCCAATGCTCCCTTTTTCAGGCTAGTTCTGGATGAAAGGGAGGCCCGGAAGATGGAGGAAATAGACCCCCGCATAAAGACGGAGGTCGAGACTGCTCTTTCTGATATGGAACGCGCTGTTTCCAGAGAGATTGAGGTGAATAACATTCGTGTATCGACCTTTGAGGCCCTTCGGCATCTTGTCGTAACCGGAAATGCTTTGCTTTACTTGCCTGACAAAGGCTCCATGCGTGTTATCCACCTAGATCGCTACATTGTTAAGCGTGATCCATCGGGCAACGCTAGATGCATCATAATCAAAGAGACCGTCGCTCCAGCCATGCTGCCGGACGAGATCAGAGCCTATGTTGAGTCCAATCTAGCGGACTACGAGGACACTACGGAGATATTCACGAAGCAGGAGATGATGCCTGACGGCAAGGTCTCTGTGACTCAGGAAGTTCAGGGCCGTATTATTGAAGAGACTCGACAGGTCTTCCCCGTAGACCGCTCTCCGTTCATCGCACTGAGGATGCTCAGGGTTGATGGGGAGTCGTATGGTAGGGGGTATGTCGAGCAGTATTATGGAGATTTACAGAGTCTGGAAGGACTTACCAAGGCTATTGTGGAAGGCGCTGCCGCCTCCTCTAAGGTTCTATTCCTTGTCAACCCCAACGGAACCACTAGAGCGAGGACACTGGCGGAGTCTCCCAATGGCGCAATTAGGGAGGGATCAGCCGCAGATGTTAGTGTACTACAAAGCAACAAGGCGTCGGACTTCGGCGTGGCGCTTAACACGATGCAGCAGATTCAGGATCGTCTCGCGTATGCCTTCCTGCTTACAGAGTCAACTATTCGTAATGCGGATCGTGTCACAGCCGAAGAAGTGCGGCTAGTAACCATGTCCATCGAGCGACAACTCGGTGGAATCTACAGCGTCCTGTCTCAGGAGTTCCAACTCCCCCTTGTCAATCGACTTATGGACCGGATGGCTAAGACAAAGAAGTTGCCCAAGATCCCGAAGGATAAGGTAACTCCCGCAATTATCACTGGAATCGAGGCGCTGGGCCGTGGAAACGATCTTAATCGTCTCGATATTTATCTTTCTGGAATTTCCCAGATTCTAGGGCCTGAGGTTGTAAGCCAGTATGTTAATATCCGTGAGTATATGTCACGGAGAGCATCAGCCCTCGGTATTGATACTGATGGCTTGGTGCGGTCGGAACAGGAAATCCAGCAGATGCAGCAGCAACAACAGATGGCCGCTATGGCCCAGCAAACCGCACCTAATATGGTGAATGCTGCATCCAGACAGATGGAGAATGCCGCAAATGGCTGATTATCAGAAGGTAGAAGTCGGTAATGCAGAAGCCCCCCAGCCCTTCTCTGAAGAGGACATCAAGGGCCTACAAGAGGAATCAGAGGCTCAGGATCTTGCTATGGAAGCAAAGGCGGCTGAGGAGGAGCAGCGAGAGGCTGCGAT